TGTCCTGCAATGCCCGTTGTAGTCGTTTATCTACAACAATAGCCGCCACCGTGTCCCGAATGCGTATCGTTTTGGTTATTACCGTCCGTAGCGTGTCCCGTTGGGTGAAATTAAGCGTATCAGTTCTAAGGTCGGTATGTGTTTCAACCGTTACCAAAGTGTCTGTTTTGGTCTGAAAAGTGGTATCATTGGCGCAGGGCCACAGGTCGGAACCTTTGTGCCAGGCATCGTTTAACAGTTTAACATCCGCTTCCACCCGGCTCAACGCTTTGGCATCTTTCCGGGCCGCTATTTTTTCAGGGTTGCACCCGCTCAGACTGATAAGAAGCATGATACAAAAAAACATTACAAGTATCACCGCCAAAACACGCAGCAGCCAATCAAAAAAATTGGGGTTTATAGTTTTCATTGTTTTGGTGTTTTACCGGTATAAAAACCGATTACGCCGGTAGCCACAGCTACTGCAACCCCGATATAGACTTTTACAGTCCCCTGAATGTCAAGTACAAGAAGGCTACCCCCAACGGCTACAATAAGGCCGCAAATGTTTGTAATTGTGTCTTTCATCTTAGTAGAATTTTTTGTGCTTGTTAAAGATATTTGAAAGTTTGTCAACTGCCGAATAAATTATCACCCGATCATCGGCGGAAAGTTCCTCCCTGACGGTTGATGCAATCGAACAGTAAAACACTTTAGAATGGTTTTTTGTAGTCATAAGGTGAAAAACTTTACTCATTTTAACCCCCTGGCTTTCGTAAATATCCCGCAATTTTGACGGGCCCATCTCAGAAGTCTTTAATTTAACCATCCCGGCACTTAGCATTTCACTGAAAATATCGTAATAAGGCGTATCAGCTTTCCATCTTTGTATTTCGTCAATAATCGGTTTCACATTTTCTTCCGCGGCAAGTTTCTCGTATTGGGCCGTAATAAACAGGTTTTTCCCGGCTGCTAATATACCGGCGCTGTCCTCGCCTACAAACACCATAAAACGGTTACAGAACGTAGTATCAACTACATTCTGCATTATCCGGTGAATATCGGCTATATCTTTGGTGTTTTCGGCAAGATCAACCACGTTGCCTTTTTTCTTTTTAATGTAGTTGAAAGTCTCCCTGACAAGAGTAGCAACGGCTGACCCGCCAAATATGCCCCCTATGAACTCCCCCCAGTCAAAAGATAGTTTGATGATACTATTGTGTTGCATTATTTTATTCCGTTTCGGGTTAAAATTGCTTTTAATTCATCCAGTTGGTAACGCAAATTATCAATTTGTAATTGTTTATTGTCATTTTCTTTTTTCAGTTCCTGAACAGCCTTAACCAAAGTTGCTATGATTGGCTTCTCGTCAATACCCTTAAATTCATCACTCTCAACATACGCTTCCGGAAGTACGCCTTTAATTTCCTGTGCTAAAAACCACAGATATTTATTTGTCACCCCTAAACTGTCTGATTTCATCCGGTATTTTGTCGGCTTTAACCGGCTGATAACATCCAATCCACTACCGATATACCGTTCAAAATCTTTCTTTTTGGTGCTGTCTGAAAGGGCTGTATAAGCCCCGGTGCTTTGGTCGAAATATCCTAACCGTGTGCCGCCTTCATTGAAAAGGGAAAGGTTATTGCTACCGTCCAACTGCCAAGCCATAGATTGTGTTCCTGCTGTATTGTTCAATCCTATATAAGAACCGGAAGTATAAGTATTAGACCCATCCAAATAGGCCTCGTAACCATATTTGGTTTGCAAAATACCCTCTGTTCTGAACCGGTATTTATTTGTACCTGAATAATCGTAATCAATGTGGTTACTTGTTATTTTCTGCACCCAGTTTCCAATGGTAAATGTTGAAAAAGCAGCATCTGAACCTGCAATGTTGTTTGCGTTAAAATTCCCGCTGGCATCACGTTTAACGAGCGTGCTGGCAATGTTTGAACTGCTTAAACTTATCTGCCCGCCATCAGTGGTGAAGGTAGCCGTAGACACCCCGCCGCCGGTTATTTTGTAACCTGCGGCCGTAACGTAGTTAGTAACGGTCAAAGAATTAAGTGTCCCTAAACTTGTAATATTAGGCTGCGCTGCTACTGTCACCGGATTACCACTTCTTTGGTAACCGGAAAACGCTGATGCCGTGTCAGAAATATTCACTTTCAAAGCGATTAAACTGTCAACATAGCTTTTAGGCGTAACTGAATTGGTAGTCAATAATCCACCTTTGTTGTTCACATAATTTATAAGCCCATAAGATGTTGTGTTCTGTGCGCTGTCAACTATCAATGCGGGTAATTCACTACCACTTGTTGTTGTTGTTGACACTCTTGCATATCCGGCATAAGTGTATGCGTTATATATACCACCATAAATTTTAGCACCACCCAAAGTAGTAGAACCTTGTCCTGTTTTTGAACCAAGAACTACCGCAGCTTCATTGTTAGCCGAAGGGGTTGCTTCATTCCATGCTGTGTAGGCGGGGGTTGACGAGCCGACTAAAAACATTCTACCCTGATTAAGACCTACACTTGATGAAGGATAATTTCGTGAACCCCATTGCAATGACCCAAGTCCGCCAACGTAAGCTCGTTCCCTACTCGCCCCGGAGCTGTTTGTAGTTCTGATTTCTAAGAACCCGCTCCCATCAGTAGTATTTTCAATGCCGCCTCTTAATTCTGTACCTCCCTGATAAGTAGCGCCCATCCCTGTTTTTGTTGAAAGCCATAAAAAAGACTTACTGGAAGTATCTAAGTTCTCGTTCCAAACTATTAACCCGTTCTGTGAACCTGAACCGTAGTCACCGTTCATTATATGCCGCCCGGCACTGTTTGCACTCGTTGAAGTTGGCCAGTTTAAAGTGCCCCCAGCGAATAACTGCTTCCCTCTTAAAACGCTGTTTACTGTTTGTATTGTATCTCCTGCGCTTACCCCGCCTTTAACCGTTGCTTTACCAGTAGTCTGTGCAAGTGTCAATGAATAATCTGTCGGGAAGCCAAAATTGAACTGGTTTACCCCGTCTGTCTCAAAGTTCATAGAGTTTGTACCCTTGTGAATCAGGAACGATTTTGCATTTCTGCCGGCAGTTCCTATTTCTCCCCGTTGCAATCTAAGACCGTAGTTTGTCCAATAAGCATCCCCGATAATATCCAAATACCCTACCCCGCTGTCTGTTCTGTTGTACCCGACTTTAATCGCTGCGTCCGTTGGGTTTGTTGAACCATCGAAGAAAATAATATTCGCAGACTGGGAAAGTTTGCTGTTACCGATAGTATTTGTTCCTGTGAAAATTGGGATATAATTCAAAGTACCTGGCCCTATTTGAGAACTTAATTTCCCCCATGCACCGGAATTGCTCCATCGCCAATAAAGTGACTGATCGGCCCTGTTTGCCAATACTACAATACTATCCGCTGACGTTGCTGCAGCAGTGTCTTTTGACTGCCACCAAATGCCAGGGAAGCGGGTTTTTACCCCTGTATTGCTTTGGGCATTAGCAGATAAAATGAATAAAGAAAAAAGAATTGAAAAAATTATTCTCATATTATGTGTATTGAATAGTTAAAGTTTCATCAACGAATGGTAAATCAGTTGATGGCGTAATTTCTCCGGTTGACGCGTTGAAAAGTATCTGTTCTCCGATTGGTGTACCGCTTTCAATTATCTCTCCTGTCCCAATTCCTCCCCTTAAAATCAAAAGCAAAGTTTTACCTATCAGTGTGGCATCTGTCACACTTGTGCCAGTGGCATTAGTAATATAAAGTTTCTGAACACTTGCCCCCGCTGAACCGATTAAAGCAGCCAACTGAGCCAACGTTATTTTTTTTGTACCCGGATTTGAACTATCATAAATAGCCATCAGGTCACTAATGACCGGCGTTACAGATGATAGTTGGTCTATTCTTTTATCCATAATTAAAAGTTGTTGGAACTTGACATCTGTTTACTAAATAAGGCATCTTTATGGTAAATTGAAGTCTTACCCCTGCATTGAAATCCTCTGTATCTTCTGTGTACATTTCTATCGTACTGTCGGGTAATACATTCCAAACAGGGTCAAACTTTTGGTATCTTAACTGAGAAAAAATATCATGTGCCACTTCTCGCATATCAGATAATACTTCAGTCTGATTAAAAGTATTATCACTACTGTCACCTCCTTGAATATTTCTATCCATGAAAAACAAAGTACAACTCATCCTACTTTCGCTGTTTTGCCCTATCTGACCGGAAATAGTTTCCGAAGGAATAGACATAAAACAAGCCGGGTAAGTAATATCAGAACTCAAGAAATCATCAGCATCGCCAAAAAAGAATGTGTTAATTTGTGCGTGCGCTTCTGCTATCTCTTTTATCCTTTGAATTATTTGATTTAGAGTCATTCTTTTTCTTTTGTTCTTCAATGAATTTCTGCAACTTCATTTGATTCTTCAAATGATACGTTTTATTACTCATCTGCATCCTTTTTTAAAGTTACTCGCTGCAACTGGATAAAATCCTCCATTACAGTTACAGTCATCACCTAAGTACATACTTGCCTTAAATGCTGTATGTTCAGGTCTGATTGTATCTATTCCGTTCCCAGGCGCATCGTATTCAGGAAATAAAGTGTGATTTTGCAAAACGTATCTTGCTAATCTCTGCCCGTAATACTCAGCCCTTGCCTTAAACTTGTTTGCCACTTCAATAATATCCTGCATATCAGGCGTTACAGTATTTTCACTGCTTTTCCTTATAGTTCCTTTGTTATAATTCTGATAAGACAGCATCACAGGACTTTCAGAAAGGGTATAATAACAAAGTGCATCCCAAATGTAGTCTTCGAGTAAAGTAGTATAGTCCCCGCTTGTTCCACTGCCGTCAATGTCACTCTGTAATTTGTTCATCAGGGCCGTCCCCAAAATTGGAAGAATATAAGAATCCTGACAGAACTTAATATCAGGCTTAACCTGCTTTTCGTCTACGTTTGAATGCAGACCTGTTCTGTCCTTAATCCCTTGAACTGATATAAGTAATGTGTTACTGCTCATTGTTTATTTTTTACGCATTACGAGTTGAGAAAACCACCTGTGCCGGCAATGTTCTTTAATATCACCGCTATCATTCCACCATCCACCTCTACGGTCAAAAACAGAATAACCAACACGTGCTGAAATCTGTTCAATATCTGCCCGTGAATAAACTCTGTCTAAACTCATCAAAGCCCGGCAAAACTCACGTGAAGGATGAGCTGATGTATTCCTTTCATTTGCAGGTATCTCCGGAAGCCACTCATATGAATACCTTATCAAAAATTCTGTTGTCTGTGGCTTAACAGCTTCGACAATCTTGCTAATCGGTTGGGTTAATTTCCTTTCCAGTACGATATTTTCTGTGTCACCTTTACCGATTGTTGTTTGGGTAACATTAATCAGACCTTTATTTACGGCTGCAGAAATAATATCGCTCACTCGTTTTACCGATATTTTCAAGTTATCAGCAATAACTTCCGGGGTAACCCTTTTATCCTTGCTTATCAAATCCAGCACATTAGCTTCAATTTGGCTTACATCAGCGAATAACTCATGTTCTGAATCATCTGTAAATCTTTGACGGCTTCTTATTACTGAGAAGTTACTTTTAGCTTCACCGAACTGTGAGAACACGGAAATTTCATCCTCTGCGCTCATCTGTATTGGTAATTCGTCAATGCCTAACATTGTTTCAATATCATCATCGTTCAATCCCAAAGCGTTTTTTAGCATTACAGTAGCTGCTTCTTTTGTCAATTTCCCCTGTCCAACCTGGCGAATAATCCTTAACAGTTGCTGATGCTGTTTCCCGGTAAGTGAACGCAATGCCTCATTAGTACCTTGCTGTTGCGGTGCTATTGTCTGCTGTGCTTCAGGGTATTTAGTCGGGTCTACCCCGGCTAATTCATAAATAAACTGCTTTGGAAGAATGTCTTTGATGTCCGTAAATGTAGGGTTAAGTCCCAAAGGATTTACCGGAATTATTTTTAAAACCTGTGTTTCACCGGCATAACTCGCAAGCATATTAAATACACCTTCCAAAAACATCTGTTTATCATTGGCGTAAGTATTCTTGAATATATCGTAAGCATCCTTTAATTCAGTAGTGCCGCCAAGTTTACCTGGTTGTGCAATTCCGAATAAAGACGGTGATGGAATTTCATGGCCCGCATAAATATTCTCCTGTATGATGTTTTTAATAGGAGTGAAATCCTCCTTTGTCATGTCAGAAGCACCCAAGTCATCAATTATTGGCTTGCGGGCTGCATCCTGAACAAACGATAATATAAATTTCTTGCCATCTGAACCGGTGAACCTTTTTTCAAACATCCGGGTTGTATCTCTTTTTTCCTCGTCTGTTGGTTCACCATTCGGCAAGGTAATCAACTTTGAAGGGGTAAAACCTGTTGAAGCATTTCCTAAAATGTGCTTGCTTACCTCAATGTCACTTTCGATGTAATTAAGTGCGGAAAAATACGATGGCAAAGGATATGCCCTACATCCGGGACGGTATTCCTTAACGAATAAAATCTGTTTCTTTGTTCCGCTCGCAGGATCAAAAGCAGGTAAAACTTCTGCTTCACTTTTACGGTCTAAAATGTCCCAATTATCTTTATACCAAAACTGTGTATTGTCTTTATTGGTTCTGATTTTCAGGTAGTCAATATGGCTAATCTGTGTTACCTGTCTACCAATTTTAGACCATATTACTTCCAAATAAGACCCGCCAAATGTTTCAATATCCAAAGAAACCTTTTTTGAAAGTACATTCAGCATGAACTTAGCAACAAACCCGGAATCTTCACCGCTCTCAGTAGTCCAACCGTTCCCGGTAATGTACTTTACTTTATTCCTAACAATAGCCCCATGCATTGCTGAGCTATTGTAAAGGCTAAGTAAGTAATCAGGGTAATCATTTCTTTCACCAAATTCAATATACCCTTTACCCCTTTTTTCCTTAAAATAAGGCTGCTTTGCCTCTGCAAATTTCAATATTACTAAGTTGCTTTCACTCATGGGATAATAAATTCAGTTGATACCGTTGGTTCTGTGAATATTGTAGTTGCCTCATTCAGTTGCATTAATCCTGTTTCCAGTAAGTTCAATCCAGAAGGATTTGTATTTGTTGTGCTTGTCTGTTCGTAAACATTGTACACCCACTGGCTATCCTTTGCATTTGGAAACAGCGTATTTACAACGAATGAAAACTTATTATACCTGTCTTTAAATAAAGAAACATCATATGTATTTAGCTTCACGAATCGTACCTGAGTATTGGTTGTGCGACCTGTGAAAACAAAAAGGTAGTTAGGATCTGTTAACAGCTCCTTTTCCGTCAAAGTTAAATAAACGTATTGTGTTTGTCCTTTTGTCAGCACTACCATGATAGTATATAGCAATCATGCCTTTATTTGCCCAAAAACAAAAAGCCCGACCATATAGCCGGGCTTATTATCAAAGATTATTTATTTATGTTCCCGCAGTTAGCAGTGTAGCAACTGTTGCTGAATCAACAACTGGAGCAAGTGCCGGCTCTTTTGCAGTGTAAGTAAAAGTGTAACCGTTTCTATCACCCGCTGCCGTTCCACTACCTGAATTGCCACCGGTAGCATACAATGACCTTGTTTTACCGAGAAGCCAATAGTTACCGTTTGCATCTTTTACCACTGCAACCAATCTGTTCTTATTCAGCAAAAGCAGTTCATTTCTGAGGGCTACCTGCATTTTATTCAGAACTATGGTCAGCTCCTGTTGGTAAAATTCTGTGCCGTTTTCGATTGAACTGTTAAGGTTCTCAACGAAAAATGCCACTTCCTGTTCCTGTTCGTACTTTCTGAAAACAGACCCGGTTGCCTTTGTAATCGCTGTAACCGTTCCTGATGCCTCAGTTACAGAAGATACATTCCCTTTTTCAATGAAGTAAATCTCAATAACTCCACCTACCGAATCCCGGCAATCAAGGGTATATCCTGTTGTTAATGCACATGCCATGATTTGATATTTTAAAGCGGGCAGCTTTTACACTACCCGCATTGATTAAGCTATGATGAATTTTACGATTTCGTCAGGGAATGCTACCTGAACACCGGCTTTGAAACCGATATGCAAACGCACGTTACGGTTATCCTGGCTGTACCACATTTCAACATTATCATTCTCATCGAGAAGGTCAGTTCCGAAGAACATGTTTGAAACCCTCATGGCAAAGAAATCATTTGCGCCGTCCAGTCCGTGAACAGCAGTAACTATGTACTGTGTGCCAGGGATTTTAAACTCACCATCAGATAACTGGCCCTGACCGTAGTTGAACAGGTTTGCGTTTACGTGTGCATCCACAATCAGATCGAATACATCCCATCCGCAGAAAATGCGAACATCGGCTTTACCTTTTACCTTTGCAGGCAATGCATTTTTAATGGCCTTTACAATGTAAACTGCATTGGTAACATCAACACTTGTTACAGTAGCTGACACATACGGCGTGCTGTTTGCATTGATAACACCGGAAGCCGCCTGAATGATTTTTGAAAGACCATCAAACTTGTTCAGATTGATGTCGGTTGATGCTGTGTCACCCTGCCAAATAGCTGTTTCCAACTGCTCCGCAATGGTAGCTGTTTTCAAATCCATGTATTCCTTTGCGAATACCGCTTCGGTGTAAGTCCCACCGGCTGGAAGTGCCTTTTGCAAGTAATAGGCTTCCAGTGTCTTAGGGCACAGTGCTTCTTCAACTTTAATCTTACCAACTGTAAGAGTACGCTGAGTAAATGCAGTTGTACCTGAAGGCTCAAATGCACATCCGCTATCGTCCTGGAATGCGGCATCGGTTGTCATTTTGTTAACCGTTTCGGCTGATTTTACCTCAACCATAACGTTACCCATTGATTGAATCATCTTTTGGGTTTTAGCCTCAAAAAGTGAACGGGTAAAAATCAACCTTTCATCTTCTTTAACATAGGCTACTAACGTGCCTGCTGAATATGCCATTGTGTTTAGTTTTTATTTTTTGAAAAAGTTTCTTGAATTTCTTGTATGCGTCTTTCGCGCTCATTTTTTGGAAAACCGAAAGCGTTTTTCTGTGGTTCTGTTGGTTCTGTTGCCGGAAGTTCCAATGATTGCTCAACGAGTGAAACAAGGTCTTTGAAAGCCGCCTTTAATGCTTTCAGTTCGTCTTTTGCCAACTTCAATTCATCTTTCAATGAATTTTCAGCAACGGAAAACTCTGTTTTTGTCATCATTTCAGGCATTGGCTCAGTTTCAACCTCTCCCCCCGGAGATACTTCGGTAATCAAACCAGTGGCATCTACTTCGATAGTAGAACCATCAGCAAGGATATATTCACCTTCTGCCGCCTGTGTTTGCGCTCCATTGGCATCAACAGTTGCCACCTTACCACCCGGCTCAAGTTTGTCAATCATGACCTTTGTGCCGTCTTTCAAAGAGTATTCTTTCATTTCAACAACAGGTGCAACCGCTGCTGCCGGTTCAACTGTGGGCTGAACATCTTCAAATACTGCTTTGATTTTCTTTAAAAGTTCTGTTGCGTTCATAACTGTATATAGTTTATTTTTTAGAATATGGACAAATAGGCTAAAGTTCAATACTGTTAAGCATCGCCTGTATCTTTTCTACCATTTGCTCCGGTGTACTTTTTTTAGGTTTGTAAGTAAAAAGACCCTCAACGGAAAACCCTTTGAAAGTCCCGTCTTTAATCATCTGCCAAACACCATCATTATTAATCTTGAACGACCCAAACCATGACCCATCAGCTACATCTTCATACCCGTTCATTGGCATTTTTCCGAGTGACCTGTCTACTATCCAACTTTCAAACATGGTTGCCCCTTCGACAATCATTTCACCGTCATGCATCAGGTTCACATTTGACTGAAATCCCTTAATAAAGAACTTTTGGGCTATTTTTTCAATCGTTGGAGCGTTAAACATGGCGTAATACTCACCGAACTCATCATCTTTACGGTAAATAGGCATATCTGCCACCATCAAAGGGCCGGTAATAATCTGCTTTTCAGCGTTTACTGCAAATTTTTCCTTTACTTCATTGAACTTTTGCCAGTTCATTTGAATAGCCGGACGGTCAACAAGTGCCACATAGTTCACCTCTGTGCCGGCTGTTTCATCTTCGGAAATATCGAGTAAATAAATAGGTAAATCCATGCTTGTAAATATTATTTTGTTTCAAAAATGGTCAAATAGGCTACCCAAACCTTGCTGAACGCTCTATTTTCCTAACCTTACTTTGTGCATTTGTGATGTCATTTTCAACTACATAAGCCTTAATAGCCTGATTTCCTAAAGCATTGATTGAACGCTGATCGAGCGTAACCTGGCTGGAAGCTATTGTCTGTGGCTGTAATGGACTGGCAGATGACAATGAAGGAACAGCCCCTCCACCGGAACCGCCCGGAACCGGCAAAGGAGTTGAGATAATCTTTTTTACCGAAGCCAAACCTGATGCAATAACCGTTGCTGCTGTTGCTATCCCCAAGAATCCTCCCTGCGCCAGTGCTTTAGTTGCCCCCTGGTAAGTATTGATAATAGCCGCCCCAATGGATAAAGCCTTTCCCGCTACTGTTTGCTGACCAATTAAATCAGCCACAGCATTCAATCCGGCAACAACTGCCATCGTTTCATCTTCTGTAAGTTTCTTTTTTGCATCAGCCGCTGCCTTATCAGAAGCAATTTTAGCCTCATTTGTGGCTATTGCGCTGCCTTGCTCTTTTGCCTTTGCCTCAAGGAATGACCCTAACCCTGTTTCACGTGAAACCTTTAGAAATTCCTGATAGTCCGCCTCCTGTTGTTTCAGTTTTTCTTTTTCTAACTTATCAGCTTCAATTTTGTCATTTGTGAGATTAACGACATTTTTCGTAGCATCAAAAGTCGAAATCTTCCCTTCACGGGCTGCTTTTCTTTTATCGTAGTAAAACAGCTCATCTTTCAATTGTAAGTCGAACCTTCTTTTTTCCTCTTCCTGTTGTTTTAAAAATTCTTCTTCCCTTTTTTTACGGTCTGCTTCTTTCTGTTTATTGAAAGCATCTGACCTTTTAGAATCTGCATCAGCTATTATTCTGTTCCGTTGATCAAAAGCCTGAGCAATAAATTTGTTCTTATCTTCTTCGCTTAATTTCTCATCATTCAGAAAATCAAGTTTCTTTTTTTTGTAGTCCAAATCAGCCTTAAACTTCTGATTTGTGTACTGGTCGTACTTGTCAGCATTTAATTCAAGGAACCGCTCACCTTCTTTCAGTGAATCCTCTGTATCTTTTTTCAGTTTATCCAAAGCCCTGGAAGCTTCAGAAGTAACACCGATAAAATCAGTAACAGTATCAACCAACTTTCCGAAGAACTCGCCAACCTTTGCTAAACCCGGCAGGAAATCTAAAACAGCCTTTTTTACTTTCTCAAAATTAGCTACCAATAATCCCAACCCAACTACCAAAAGTCCTATTCCCGTTGATGCAATAGCTCCTTTCAGTGTACTAAACGCCCCTGAAACTTGTGTTTTAATAACAGCCCCTAACTGCTTGAAAGAATCAATACTTTCCCCTACTGCCTGCAATCCTTGTGATAAAGCCAAAGCAGATTGAACCTTTAAAAGTGACTTTTGAACATTCTCACTCTCACCTCCAAGCAAAGCCATGCCGCCCTGTAAAGCAGAAAATCCACCTGCTACACCGGATATAGAAGCGCTGAACGCTTTAAACTTAGCATCTGGATTGAATGCATCAACCAAAGCCTTTGCATCTCCAATCCGGTCTTTAAGTTCAGCGGCCCGCTTTGCTGCTGTAACGGCTTCTTTTGAAGTTGCCCCGAACTTATCAGACAATACGGATACTTCATTCTGTGCTTCCCTGAGTTGTTTTTTAATGCTCCCAACGGATTGAATGACCGAATCACCCCCGTTTAGTTTAAGGTCTACACCTACTATTTCACTCATAAATCAATTACTTTTAATAATTCAACCTCTGTTGTTCCAAGGTAAATCGGGTTATAATTCTTTATCTTATTCAACCTGAACAAAACACCATCCAACCATATCAACTTTGAGAAATCCAACTGCATGATGTCAACTGCTGTCAAATAAACCCTCAATGTTATTAATTTACTGTCCTTATCTGTTATCTCAGCTATATACGCTGAATGGTACGAATTGAATATGTTAGCTGTTGGGTATCCGGTTGGACTGAATTGTAATTGTTTTGGCGCTCCGAAATTCAGGTCATTAGTCGGGGTTACAGGGTCGTTAACGTGTCCTGCATACAGGTAAGTTGTTGGCGAACCCAATACAGTAGCACCGTTAAGGATATTATATGAAGTACAGGTCATTTTTTTTAATTGAGAAAGCCTGAATACATGATCCATAGCAGTTTCCGTTGTGCCTGATAGTTTATAAATAGCCTGATAAACTTTATCCGTTCCGGTGTTCTGATACAAAATACTGTTAGCAAAACCAACTTCTAACACATCGGTATCTTTTGAGAACTCAAATTCAGTATCATAAATTCTTTCTCCATATCCTTCATTGTACGCCTTTCGATAGTTCTCATTATAGAAATCGTTATCCTCTTTGAACTTGTATTGGTAAAACCTGGCATTTAATTCTGATAATGGGCTACTGATTATCGGTGATGACCTGTCAACTTTTTTTGAGTAGTCAATGGCATTTTCTGCATTAGGCGGGTAGAAGTCAACATAAGGTTCAATCAATATCTTGTTTTCATCAAAAGCAGTTTCGTACACATACAGATTGAAATATTTCAAAATCCAAATAAAGAAATCTCTTTGAAAAATACCTTTCGGGATGGTATCATTAACCCTGATGGCATCACCTAACAAAACAGGCGTAAGGATAGCCGCTGCTGCAGTAGCATCAAAATTCCCTGAAACGGTTATTGTGTTTGTCAATGCAATACTTGTTACACGAACAGAAATAGTATCTGTTGGCGCAAACGTAACCCCATTTACACTTAAATCATACTGCACACCTAATTCAGTAACTGTTAATGAATTTATTGTTGCTCCATTCTTTCTAACCTGAATAGTTACAGGGTCAGGATAGCCTGTGTAGTCTTCAATAACTACAAATATGGCAAGGTTTAAAACAACAGAAGAAGCCCCCCCGTAGGTGAATGTAATGTTGTCACTTGTGGTAAACGCTCCAAGCGTTACCGTAGTCCATACCATGTTGTAAGTGATGTTGTCAAAGTCAGACTGTGATGCAGCTATCAAACTCAAAACCCCGGTATTGCTTGCCTGCAATGTTTTTTGATTGTGGCAAATTGCCAATCTATCAAACAAAGATTCATTAAAAAAGTTACTTGTTACAGTGTAAGTCGTTGCACTGATTATCTTTTCAAGATACTCCCGAACAAACAAAGCGGGCCGGAAGGCCTTGTACTGGAAATCAATTTTATTAGTTGATACTTCACCGTAGTCAACCAATGGGAATGTAACACCTGAACCTGCAATCGTGTCCCATGATGCAATGATATTTGCATAACTCCAAACAGTATCGTAAGCTGAAAAATCCAAATCCTCCAACCTTCTGTTACCTAACTGATTTATAAACCCGCCCAACTCACCAAAGATGTAACATGTGTATTCTATTTCACCATCGGTATCAATAATTTCAGTAAGTCTTAACGACCCTTTGAACACTTGTATATTATCTACTAAAACGACACATTTAGCAGATACCATCGGGTTAAAATTATACCCTATGTTTGCTGATGCTGAATTATACAGATTTGAACTTCCCATATTGAACACATGCCCGAAAACTTTATTGTTTACCTGATTGCCAGGGATAACAACTGTTTTACTAAACGATGTGTTTTTACTTCCAAAATCTTTAACATCATCAATGGCATAAGTAAACGATGTATCAATGTCATCGAATAAATCCAACTTTGTGTTCTCAACGTATATCTGTGTCCTCATCTGTACTGGCTGTTATTGTATTTACCTACTTCGATACCGATTTCAAGATTGAATAACTGGTCTGACTTTTCCAGTTTATACTCGTAATTCGTGTCATTGAAAGTAATCGGGAAAAATGCTCCATTCACTTCTAAATAAGCAATGGAAGAAGCTACCAACTGAGCTAACCAATGGTAATCATTCTCACTAACGTAGTCCGAAATCAGTCTGTAACTGTCTGTATGTTGGTTTGAGAAAGTTATCTTCCCTTCATTGTATCGGTTGAACTGATCGTTGTTTGTCATCTCGCTACCGCTCAATTGATATGATGCCCGTCTGAATGATTTACGGTCAAACCTTGTTGAACGCTTATTTACCAAATTGAACCCGAAAGTATCATACCCCCCTAACCGATTAAGGAAATGAACATTTACCGGGTTTGTCCGTGGGTAGCATACGTGCTTAATAGTTATCCAGTTTGAATTTATACTTCCAGGGAAGTTCAGACGAACTTTGTACCCGTAATTATCCTCTGTGATAAATTCACTGACTAAATATTCATTAATAGCTGCTGCTGAAAAATTGAACATCGCAAAGCATTTGGTAGTAAATACTTCACCGGCCCCGGTGGAAGATGTACCGTTATTTGTTCCATCTTCATTAATTTTCTGAATCTCAATGCTATCGTACCCACTTGAATAAACATCAAAAAGGAATGAAATAAACATCCGTTTCCCAAAGATCAATTCAACGTTATCCTTATCCCTTTCGGTCAGCCAATCATCTGCATAGTTTGATATTAACAAATTATCGTACTGACTTGACAATAACAAATCCCCTTCACCGCCACCCAATGACAAAATACCATCAAAGAACAAAGGCGGGTAGAAATTATACCCTGCATAAGCCCCATTGGTTAAATTGGAAGTTAATATTCCTGAAACTTCTTCCCCGTACTGAATTTCATAATCAATTTTCAGTTTATTTGAAACATGGTTTAAAACCGTAGTACCTGATGGCTCAAAGTAATTCTCAAAGTAATTCCTTACTATTGGCGCAGAATTGAATATCCCATAACTATTTTCTGCAGAAGGGGAAGGCGTTGCTTTTACCCTGGCAACCAACCCGCCGGAAACAATAACATCAAACACGAATTTGAAGTTATCTTGCGTAACATTGTCAGAAGAAACTACAAACCACGCATCATCATGAAGCGAATGAAAGTCAGCCGGGGTTGAAAGTACTGTTATTGCCATTAGTTTTCTCTTGTTGTTTGAATAATCTGTAAGGACACATCTGCTGCCAGTGCCTCACTTAATATACCTATAAAGTTTTTATCGAATGTCGTTTTAATGGCATCATCGAAGAAATGAGTAGCCCTGATACCTTTTCTTTTAACCGAAGAAGCTATCATGTACGCCAACGACTTTGTAATGTCTTTTTTGCGAAGCCCTGATGATTTTCGTTCATTTTTGGTTGGCCCATAACGGCTTACATCGGTAGCCATAATCTTTGCTTTCCCGAATTTTAACCATGATTTTATGGCCGAAACATGTTCCTGTGATGGGTATTTGCTTTTGAATGCATAAGGAGAATCGGTGGTTTTACCAACCCCGGCAACCCCTTTATTTATAAAATCGTAGTATTTTGAAGCCTTTGAGCCTTTCGGATAACCAATTGAGATGATATAAGACCCTGAAACCTGTGAAATTGCGAATGTAATGTCCGTGGAAGTCAACCCGGATGCAACTGAACCTGATTTTTCAAGGTTGTCAATGGCAGTTTTCAGAAACGCTTTGGCATATTCCTGCAAAATACCTTCAACAACCGGAAGGTTATCAGTAGCTTTCTGCTCTCCCAGTTCGTTTAGGAATTTTGTCTTTAAAAAAGATACCTGGTTTTTGGTAATACTTGCCATGCTTGTAAATAGCAATGGCAGAAATGGTTATCCTCCCCGAATGATTTCTTTGTCGAAATTAGCCTTCCCTTTAAGATATGACATTGTATTGACGGCTTCTATCGTTCTTAGTTCATAAGCTTCCGATACCGTAATATTGTGGAAGTCGGCAATAGATTTGGTGGTAAATTGCCATCCAAATACGTGCATAAATCGTTCACCGACTTTTCGGACTGCTCCCGGCTCATCCCCTTGCTCACCCCCTCTCGTATCAAATAATCCAGGGAAACCTCTATCCAGTTCCTGTATACTTGATAAAAAAAAACACAGGAATTGTAAACAAACGTATAAGGAGCGTCAAGTAAATCATTGGCATACTGTTCATGCTTTGAGGAATCATACTTGTCATCTTTCCATCCAAATAGTGTTCTTTTTTGAGGGATCACCATCGAAGCAGCCAATTTATGCAGGTTACCTATAAAGTCCTGACCGAATGTTTTACCCTCGATATACCTGGCAAATGGCATTTGTCTGATGTCATAAATACACCTGTAACGCTTTCCGGTTACCTTAATGAACCTTTGCGGATGGCCTTCAATTTCTTTCTCAATGAATGATAAACTGTTCCTTTTTGATACATATTCACCCCACGGCATTGAATCAATAACAGATTGCGGGACATTTAAAATAATCGAAAGCAACCGGCTTTCTACATCCAAACCAGTTTCATCGTTCTTTATTGAACGCCTTATTTTGTCAATCTGTTGGGCCTGTCTTACAGTTAATTGTTGCCAGTTCATGCAAATGAGTATTTACCCGGTGTCCCGGAAGTTTGGAATTTTCGCCATGCCAGTGCCAATGAGCATACGCAGTCATCATGAAGACCTGCCGGAGCGGAATATTTAACCCCTGACCTTGTAAACTCGTATTCAAAGTTACTCAATTCATCCGGGATAAGTCCTTCCGGAAATGTAATCTTTCTGCTTTGGATAGCAACAGCCAACCCCTCCATGAGTTGTTGTTTGCTTTGTTGGGTAAACTTAAATAGCTCTACATTCCCACGTACCCTGGTTATGTCCTCACCAATTGGGTCACCTACCCCGGTGCTATCAATGGCAATTCCGGCATGTGGAAGATTGAGTATCTTCTGTGTCGTGTTTCTCCAGTCGGTCTGAAACCTATCAAAGTGACAAACAGATCCATTTTTGTCTATCCCTATTATCACCGTCCAGTCATGGCTTTTAGCAAGGTCAATACCGTAACAAACAGCCGGAAGTTTGGATAGCGGATAGGTACATTGATGGATAAATGCTTGTCCAAACGGGTTGGCTACATTGTCGTTAAATTCAGCCATGTACTCCTGACTAAAAGCTAATTCCGGCAAATCGTGTTTGGCATCATCAATCTCTGACGGGTCTATAAACGGGTTTGTATAAGTAGACATCTGCCAGCTCATCCAATTCGGCTCTTCCCCCTTACCGCGCATGAATAGTTTATAAAAATCGTTCTTCCCTTTAGGGGTGGAAAGGAAAAAAGCATCCCCTTTTAAGTCTGTCAGGGTGGCCCGGACACTTTCCGTCCATACCTTCCATAGGTTTTTTGTAAAGGCACACTCATCCAATATGGCCCGTTTATACTTCCGTGACCTGCCGGCTAATTCATTTTCAAGGCTCCAAAACTCTATCCGGCCCCCGGTGATTAGTTCAATAAATTGGTGTTCATTTTTTCGCCTGATTATTGGCTCCAGCGCATTAATGCACTCGTTATAAGTCCCGTCAAGTAATTTATAAGTTGGTGTAAAATAACCAGTGGGGAACCCTTCAATAGCCGGTTCGGAAAGCAAATTAACAGCTAACGCAGATTTACCCCACCTTCGACCACAGCAAAGAACATTGAAGCGTTTAGCTTCATCAATTATCTTCTGTTGGTTCAGATGTGGTTGGGATAGTATTATCTCCTTTTCGCTCATACTTTACTTTAATGGTTACCTCACCGGTGTTATCATTAGCTGACTTTTCAACAAGCCCATTTAGACGCTGCGTAATGCTTGGATTGTATATCCCTGACATCCCTCCTTCAATCTGATCCTGACGGATTATATGCTTTATGCGTGAACAGATAGGGGCGAAATCCGTGTACCTACCTTCTTTATTCTTTAGGTAATCCTGAATATCATTCAATACCCCAACTTCAAAACAATGATTTTCAAACCCTTCCAATGTCAGCGGGCGTTCTTTCAGCCGGTTTACTTGTTTCCCTACTCCGCCGACAAAATCCTGAACACGGATTGGGTTGTCCTTTATTTTCTTTTTGTAGTCAAGAAAATGCTGCCAAAGCTCCTCAGGGGTTTTTATGTTCTTCGGTCTGCCTCTCTTTGTCATATTTTTTCAAGTTTAATCCCAAAATTAGCTGCATGACCAAAAACACCCTGGTTCTCATCATCAAAGGTCATATTCAGCTTAATCAGGTCTTTTATGCTGATGTCATAATATTCTTTACTTACCCATTTTGAAAAGCCCATACCTCCATCTATACCGCAAGTTAGCAAATTTTTGATACCTAACATACCCATCCACATTACCACAAAGGATGAACTATTGCTGCATCTGTATACCGGTTCCCCTATGAACAAGCTTTCAGTTTGCCCGGTTATCAGGAAATCACAGTCATATTCCCAAAAGTATGTATTATCATTATTCCGGTTGGTATTGATAATCCTTGTGGCTACTTTCCCTTTTGGTTTTATCCATTCAAAAGCCTGTTTATCTGCAATGAAATGAATATCAACGCTTTCGCAAGCATAAGCAGCGTCATAAACGGCAGCTATATTATGGGTACCCTTGTACTTTTGATAGTCGAAATTATCTAGTGACGGGCCGGTACCCAATAATATCCACGGCTTAGTAAAAAACCAATCCATTCGCGTCAGTTCGTTTAAATGCTTGAGCATATTACTTTGTACCTTTTTTCGTTTATAGTTTTCAAATTGTGGTGCTTATTGCAGAACTCAAACAACTCATTCCCTTTTTCTTCCCTCATTGCTTTGTCATTTACAAGCTCTTTTATCCATCTGTACCAATATTGCTGTGTCCTGGCATAACATAAAGGCATCCCCAAATAAGGATTTACCTCACTTACTACTGCTGGATTTCTTTTAGCTGCAGTTTCAAGAACTTTTAGGTTTGATTTTAGGCTATTGAACTTAGTATCAAGTAAAGGAATCAGGCTAATGTCCGAATCACAATAGGCAAACATGTAGTTTTCAGGCTTTGAAAAGCTGTAAATCTGACTATCGAATCTAAGCCCAGTAGTAAATGCGCTAATCATGACATCCCAAACCGGCTTAGACTTCTCTGCGTAGCCTGCCATTACTGTTTTAATCTTACCCCTTATGTCGCCATCTGAATAAACACGTTGCATAGGGTATTTAAGTATTGAAATATCCTGTGCATGTGTATCAGATCCAGACCAAAATAGCCTTACCTTTTCGCTTTGTTCCTTTACGTCAATGAATTGTCCTTCCCCGTAAGGTATAGCATTTGGTAGGATAAATACTTGTTTGTTTAGTTGGTAAATCTCATCAGCCAGGCGCTCATGCGTAGTGGTGCAGACATCCGCAATATGAATGTAATCTTCAATTTTCTGACCGAAATTATGGTCTTTGTAAACCTGGTATAAAACGTGGTGCGGGTCTAAGTTCCAGTAATCGTCATTATCAATCACTAATTTAAATCCATATTTATCCCGGTATTTTGCCATTTGATTGGCCGGAGTGGAAAAAGAACGGTTCATCATTACTATATCAAACCCTTTTTCAAAGGTTTCTTCTGTTACATGGTTAGTGATATAGGCATAATCTTCCGGGTGTGACTGGAGCATATAAAGAACCGGCATTATAAGCCTATGGTAAGAAACACCACTTGCAGGATTGGCTATTACTAAAATCCTCATCTTCTTACCCTCCTATTTGCCTTGTTTGGATGGATGGGAATATTTAATTCTTTCAGAAGTTTCTCCGGTTCTTCTGTTTCAATTACTGGGACATTCTGTGTTTCGTACCACTGTTTCAATCGTTTCATCATATTGAAAACGCATATAGGACACCAACTTGTCAGGTGGAATTTAGGGTCAATATAGGTTTTGTAAATGCGGGTAAACTCATTTAAGTTACCATTTTGATCCTTAAAGTACCCATGTTCAATAGTTTCAAATACGTTCAAATTTGCGTTAATGAACTGCCTATCTTCTATGCTTATCATAAATATTTCTGAATTAATGGGGCCAAGCAACCTGGAATAAACATTGCACAAACAGCTTCTGAAACTTCAATAGGTAGAAAGTATAAAGCAAGTCCTACCCATGCAGCCAAACATACCGAACAATTGAACGGCCTGAAATTAAGCCTAAATTTCACATAAAGTTCAGCAAACTCAACCCAGTATAAGGTAAAAGCTATTGCCGCTGTGATTGTAAGTAACATTTTATCTTATTTTTAGCTGAATCCAGTGTTCTCCTGACTGTTTTGTATGGTATTTTAGTTGACCGGCTCAGTTTCAATGCATTTGAATTGAACGTGAAAGCATATAAAAGGAACATATCCCGTTCATACAGCTCATCTCTTTTGTTGCTGAAAATTTGATCAAATTCTAACTTCCCAATCTTGCACTCATTTACCTCAATGGCCTCTGTCATGAGTCCTACATTTTCCGGTAATTCAATCAAGTTCCTGAAATTTCTGAAAAAAGTAGAACGATTTGATTTAATCATGTTCAGCATTGTCCGAACTAAAAAGAACTTTAAATACCCTTTACTGTGCATCTCAATCAGTCTTTCATCAGGCATTTCAAGAAGTACCATGAACATTTCCTGCCTTAAATCTTCCTGGAGGTCAAAAGGCTCCATCTTTTTTATAGCAGACTGAATATCCTCGCAACAGTATAATTCGTGTATTATCTCATTTTTGCACACATATTAAAAGTTGCGTAAATTTAATGGATGTGATTTTAATTTGCAAATTTATTTTTCCCATCATTTAACATTTTGTAAAACTCTTTTGCAATTTCATCTAAGGTGAACGGAATGCAGTCTAAATACATCAACCTTTTATTGATTTCTCTTAGTAATGCAAGATTGCTTATTTCTTCCATTCCCATCTTAAATTCACCGCATTCAACCCGGAGATTATTTAACTGTATCTCATAATGATCACGTAATGTCATTATCTGTTTTTGTAATGTTCAATAATTGCAATCAATTCTACCCGGCTCCATTTCTTCACTCCGTGCGCCATGCTTTCAAGTATTAAAACTTTCTGTTCGCCGTACTTTTTTACAAGGCCCTGGCGGTAGTTGATTAAGTTCCCGTGTAAGAAGTTATTACATCGTAAACATTGGCCATTTACATTCATTTCGTTGAACCTTAAATGTCCGTGATGCCCTGCGCTTAAATAATGACCTGCATGATCTACCGGAGCGGGGCAACTGATACACCCGTTATCTTTGTCCCTGTTTCGAATGTATGCGTTGAAAACCTTAACAGCCTTTTCGGTTAGCTTTGGGATGCTGTCTGATTTAACTCTTATCACTTTCATCTGAACGATTTAACACTCCTGTAATGCGTTTTAACCATATTATTCGCTCCAGCATACTTACGGAAGTAGTTTGCGTCATTGGTTGGGCAAGAACTTCGCAGCGGACGGCAGGAACTGAAAAGAATGATTAAAATGATGATTGAAAGAATATTTTTCATTTGTCTGTTTTTATCCCGGTAATTTCTTCAAAAATAGCAGCGTCAAAGTTTGGAAGTGTGGTGAAATGCGCTTTGTTTTCGTCCGTCAAATCGCCCCAAAAATTCACCCACGCTTCTTTCATTTGGATTGTTTTTAAATACCCTCCTGTAGTTTCCCATTTCGGATGTGTTGCTTTTTCTTCTTCTGTCATCATGTGGTCGGGAACCCATATAGTAGGATCAATGGAATACATCAAGCTGTAGGCGGGGTGATTCTCCCATTCCTTAACCGTCATTTTAGATTCCTTGTTGAATAAGATGGCTTTAGGGTTTGTGTCGGTGCAGAATGCGCCGCTGTTCCTGTAGCCGCTGTTACTGTCGCCGCTGTTACAGTTGCCGCTGTTGACAAATCCGGCATTCTCTTTGCCTGTATTTGCACAGCCGGATTTCAACAAAACATCGGACGGAAAAGATTCAAGCCATTCGTTGGTGATGCACTCGTGTTCAATACACCATCCTAAATTGTCGTACACAACTGACATAAGTTCTTCGGGTGTATTCGCTGATATTGCACGTTTGTACTGTTCAGCACAGGCACGCTTTTTTTTAGCTTTCTCAATTAGCTCTGATTTTAATTCTTCAAAAGTTCTCATTTGGTTTATTTTTTTGGTTAAGTTTTCTCAAATATACAAATTATTTTGTAATAACTATTTTTCTTTCAAAAGATTTTTAGCCGCCAATACCCTCGCATGAGCGTAAACCTGTTCTTCGGTCAGGCGTTGGAACGGTCTTAAATCATTCATTAAGTCAATCCTTGCTTTTGATATTAATTTAGCTTCTTTACCTATTGTAATATGGCTGAAGTAATCGTTCTCATCAAGCCAATCAATCACCGGCCCAATAATCACCATACTATCAATGTCCTGCGTTTTTGCCCGTTCTTTGTAATCTTCCCAAACTTTACCCCAATCTGTCTGAACAGCCGGCAGTTCTTTAACTTCTTCTTTTTTCGGTACGTACATTTGTTTAGCCCATGACCTGAAAGCGGTTAAAATACGTCCAACGTACTCGCAGGAAAAGTTTTCAAAGTGCCTGGCATCCACTTCCAATCGTCCGGATGCCGCCATTTCAAAGGCTAATTTCAGTTCGTTTGGTGTATGGCCACCAAAGTTGCGCCTGAGGAACATAAAAAGCAAAGCCTTTTCATCACTGTTTGGCATATTGTTCGCCCTTATCCCCGTAAGGGCCATGGCGTACTTTAATGCAAAACCTATCTCATCATCGTTACAGACGGCTATTTTAGCACCTTCTACGGCTTTGGCAAGTTCTTCGCTACCAGTTGCGCAGGGCTTCCATTCGTGCTGTTGAAGTGCCTGGTTTATGTGTTTCTGTATTTCCATGATTTTTTAGCGGGAATAACCCCTGCCAGTTTTGGATGATTGATTGATTGATTATCTGAATAGCTGTTTCTTCGTTCTGACCTGAGATGTTGTAAAGGTTGGTTAATGTTTTTTGCAGGCCTGTGGGGGTGTATTTGGCTAACTTCCGTTCCTTACGGTATTGGAGCCATTCTTCCCAAGCGGCTTTGAATGTGGGTGAGATGAACATAAAATCGTTTTAAAAGTCAGTAATTTGGGATGCTTTATTCCTTTTTTCTTTTATTGCCTTGTAAACTTCATAAGCCTCTGACTTTGGCTGAGTTTGCCCTAACCCTTTGCAATAAAAATCATTCCTCAAAATACATCGTGCCATTCGTTTCCATGATGGAGCCCAACATTTAACTTCCAAATCATGCGGAGCCTGGTCAGGTATTTTTTCATACCCCCTTTTCTTCCACCCTACAATAAATTTCTGAAACCTTTCTCTGTAATGAGTTTGCATTTTACCTGGGAGAGATTTTAACAGGTAATTTACATATTGTTCCCAATTATACCCTTTTGGTTTTGTGACATCATTGTAGCCATTAATATTCCCATGTTCTTGAATGTAAAGAGATCCACTATTTACACCGGATACCCTGTTTAGCAATTTATACCAAGTATCAGGCTCTAAAATATGGTACAACCAAAGGCCTTTTTTTTGATCATCACCGTAAGGCTGGCAAAGCCTTTGGTTGCTTAATTTTACCCCAGCCATAGTCATAAGATCATAAACCTTATTATGTGGCAAATGCTTATTTTTTGCGTGGAATACCCAAATATCTTCCGTTCTCCAATCGTAAATAGGGTAAATATTATAAAGACAATTTGAAAGTTTTGTAGTCCATTTATAACCGTTAAATGTCAGGTTTTTCTTTGTTGAAGTAATTGCTTTATACCTGTGTAAACTTTCATCTGCTCTGATACCTATAAAACCTGCAGTTAAACTATCTCCGGCATACCATTTGCCAAAAATCACCATAAATTCTTCAAACTCCATCTTCGGTATGTAGAAATCATAGTCAAAAGGATTGCAGAACTCTTCCGGTTTTTCTCTTACCCAAATGTCTTTATTTTCTTCATCCCAACAAACCCATTTAGGCTGGAAGTCACTAACTGCATTTCTTAGTAATAACTCTCCGCAAAACCAATGAAGATCAATATTGTCTTTGTACATGTTTACCATTGTTCTCAAATGGTCTATTGTGTTAGAATATTGAGCTTCAAGGTCAATGATTAAAACACCTACTTTTTTGTTTCTCAAAATAGCTTCTTCCATAACAAGGTGCATCATTACGGTACTATCTTTACCACCGGAAAAGCTTATATAATACTTTTCAAAAGAATCAAAAACTTTAGATATTCTTTCTTTTGCAGCCTGTAAAACGTTTTTCTGAATATATGATTTTGTAGCCATGATTAATAAAGTTCAGTTTGTCTACCAATACTCAATGCTTCCTGCATTGAAATTTCTTTTCTGTCATTGGCAATAAGCCATTTATTTAATGCTTCCAAAGCTATCCCATTGGCAGTTTCTTGCTCTTGTTCAGTCAATAAATTAAAACCTGAACAAAACCTGGAAGGGATGCCTAATTCATAACAAACAGATGCCTGACCTAACCATGCTATTCTATTCATTGACTTATTAGTCAAATAATGCTCACATGAATGCTTCCACTCTGTTATAACTTTGTCTAATGACTTTCTGAATAAATCTGAATCTTTAAGAAATTCAGCGTATGCCATTTCACACTGTTCAGAACTCATGCCGTCTTTCTTTGTAGAATAAAACCCGGCTTTGTGACATTCCCATTTTTCAAAAGTGTGAAAAATTCTGTCTTTATCCTGTTCGTTTGGTATTTTATACTCAGCCATTAAATCTTCTGTGATTTCGTCCGTCAATACCTGGTATTCATTTTCTACATAATCAGAAGATTCCCATGCTTGAGAAAAATCATTGTCTGAAAACAAATGTTCCAACCCTGATATTTGACAAAGCCTTAACACTTCTTCTTCGTCCATGCCAAGCTGTTTAGATATTCTCTGATTGCTCCAGTTTCGATTTTTTAACTCAATAACAATTTCACTCATAGCATTTACCTGATGTTTACCTCTGGCCCTGTTATGTCTGATAGTAGATGCAATACGGTCATTTGACCCTGATTGTTCTTTTCTAATATCAACCACTGGAAGATACCCTAATATCCTTTGTCTTACAACTTTTGATTCCTTACCTACCCGGTTACGGTGGAATCCGTCAATAACTTCTGTTTTTTGTTTTTCAGGGTTGTTCCATGTTACTATTGGCTGAGTATACCCATCGTTTAAAATAGATATTTCCAAAAGTTCCATTTCAGGCGGGGCAACCTTATTAGGGTTGTAATCATTTGCGACAACATCATCAGAAATTACCCATTTAACAAAGTCTACTGGCTCGTTTTTGAATGGGCTTAGTTCGTGAATATGCTGCCTGATTTCGTTAATTAAATTGACCGTTTCTGACAATGACTTGTCCTTAAGAATATCGGTGATATACTCTTTCAAAAGTTCTGTTTGCATGATAATTATATTTCTTTTTTGATTAATTGTTGAGCAAGTCTGATTTGGGCCGGTACCATAGTCCATTTTTTATTTGCTTCTGAGAAAGCGTCTATGTCACCGTTTTTTATTGCTTCACACATTTTCTTATACTCAATATTAGGTATCAATGGCTTTTCTTCTGATCCAATAAATTTGTGATTGTAAAGCGTTGTTTTCATTTTTTTTTATTTAAGGTAAGAAAATACTCCGCCTATATCCCGGAAAGTCTTACCTTTACTTTGTTCAAATAAATGGTAATTGACTTTCGTTGAGATTAAAAAAGCCTGTTTGTTAACTCAGATGGGCTTTTTTCACACCCTACCCAACCTTTCCTGTGATCCCGTGGCACGTTTATCAGACTGTCTTTTATTCTTTCCGGTCAGTAGTTGAGGCGGTTACTCATTGCTACTTCTTTCGTCTAACGTATATAGTTGAAGGGTGGATTCTATTTAACTGATTATCTGCATCGGTAAGGTTAGAACCCGGTAAGAACCTGGAATGTCACATAAAAAAAATAAGGGTTCCAGTCATAAGAGAAACTGAAACCCTTTTAAAGGCTTAACCAATAAACCACACACCAGCTCTTATTCTACTGTGTGGCTTTGACTGCAATATACAACTTATTTCAAAAGAACAAAATTATTTTTAAAATAAAGTCGGCTGATAGTTTACCGGCTTAATCATCCACCAATTTACTAAGCGTCCGGAATTTGGATCTTCCCCTTTCATTGCCTGTACAACTAACCCGCTTTCCACTAATTCACCCCTACGTGGGGTAACCCTGTTTATTGGCCAGTTAATGTATTCGCTTATCTGTTTGTCTGTACACGGTTGTAGCTTACGGATGGTAATAAATACCTGCTGCCGGCAGAAATCACGGTTTGTTTTTTCTTTGTACGCAGATCCGGAAGTGTCATGGTCGTATGGCATGGTTAAATAATTTACTTTTTTTCGATTAATTCAAACCATTTTTTTGCTGTTTCAAATGCCATTAGGCGAAGGGTTGATTTTAAAGAATTGTCATTAGGAAATTCTTCATTGTTGTTCCAAAAATTGTTATCCCATTCTTCTAAACTTCTATTATGACAACCCATTTTAACACGCTTCTCGCCTGATTCTGTAATATATGGTATTACTATGTATTTGTAT